CAAGGGAAATGTTACACGGCAACTTTGCAAACAAAGGAATAACTGCGTGAAACTTATCAAACTAACTAACGCCGCTAAAGGGCGTATCGGTGAGGGTCTGATTATCAACACAGACCTGATTGCGTCAGTCTTCCAGCACACCCAAGAAGATGGCACAGAGGTTCGTGTCTGCTATGGCATGAATGGTAACTCTTGGGAGGTGGCAGAGAGCTTTGACGAAATCATGGAAATGATAAAGGCTTAGTTATGACAAATGCCGATGAAGTAAAGCATATTGCTGATGGTCTATCCATAATGACCGTCATTGGCACACTAGCAGAGTTGTTGCCTGCTATTGCTGCTCTGTTTACCATTGTTTGGACTGGATTTCGGATCTATGAAACCGAGACAGTCCAGGGTTGGTTAGGTAAGAAATGAGGCCAGTATCTGTCGGTGTTAATTTAACACCTAATACTAAGACCACTATATTTACTATGCCAACAAGGCAAATTGGCAGATGGACGCTGTTGTATGCCTTGAATGGTACATCATCAGCAAAAAACTTTAACTGCTGGTGGTACGATAAAAGTAACAATACAGAAATTTATATTACACACAACTACCCTATCACTGGTTCTAACTTTCTCAGGATTGATGGCGAGGCCTATGTAGTCTTAGAAGAAGGCGATGAGATTAGGGCACAGATTGAAACCGGTGCAACTAATGCATCTTGTATAGTAACAGTAGAATTAACTACGCAGCTAGCAGATATCAAACATAACTAGGAGACTTAAATGCCGCTAAAGAAAGGTTATTCACAAAAGACTGTATCTGAGAACATCCGTAAAGAGATGAAGTCTGGTAAGCCACAGAAGCAGGCTATAGCAATTGCTCTGTCAAGTGCTCGTAAGTCAAAGCCAACAATGCGTAAAGCAGGGAGAGGACGATGAAACCTGGCCTCTATGCCAATATCAATGCCAAGCGTAAGCGTATCAAGGAAGGCAGCGGTGAGAAGATGCGTAAGGTTGGCTCCAAAGGTGCTCCTACGGCTAAAGCCTTCAAAGAGTCTGCAAAGACAGCAAAGAAGAAATAATGGTAAAGAAAGTATATCAGAACCCTGAAGGCGGCTTAAATGCCAAAGGCAGGGCTTACTTTAAGAACAAAGAAGGCGCTAACCTGAAGCCTCCGGTATCCGCTAAAGAGGCCTCTAAGTCGCCTAAGAAGGCTGCTCGTAGGAAGTCTTTCTGTGCCCGTATGAGTGGTGTACCGGGGCCTATGAAGGATTCTAAGGGCAGGCCAACAAGGAAGGCACTAGCACTAAGAAAGTGGGATTGCTAAATGGCTACTTCGTATTTAACTCTTGTTAACAGTGTAAAGACACGACTGCGTGAGCAGACTGTCTCGACTGTAGCACAGAATGACTATTCTTTGTTGATAGGTAGTCTTGTCAATGATGCCAAGCGTGAGGTAGAAGATGCTTGGAACTGGGAAGCACTGCGTACAACCAAGACTGTGACAACCGCAGCTGGCACTTATAACTATGCTGTCACTGGCGCTGGTGATCGTGGTCGCCTGCTACAAATCTTTGATAGCACTAACAGAGCCTACCTAGAACAGCGTAACAAAGGCTTTTTTACACAGAATATAGATTTTATTGCTAACCCAGCACAGGGTTTCCCAGCCTATTACCAGTTTAACGGCCTCTCTGCTGGCGGTGACATCAAGATTGATCTGTTTCCTATACCGAACGGCATCTATACCATCAAGTTAGTTATGGCTGTTCCAGAGGCTGCACTGTCAGCAGACACGGATTCAACAGCCCTGCCTAGCAGACCAATTGAGTTGCTTGCCTGGGCTAAGGCCATTGAAGAGCGTGGAGAAGACGGCGGTGTTAATGTCAGCAGTCAGTATGCTGTGGCAAAGCAGGCACTTCTTGACTCTATTGCTTTAGAGGCTGCTCGTCATCCTGATGAAACTATCTGGTATTCGGTATAATGCCCAATAAACCACTACAATCTGTTTCTCTGACCTCTCCAGGCTTTTATGGCCTGAACACTCAAGATTCCAGTATTAATCTTAATCCTGCGTTTGCCCTTGAGGCTTACAATGGCATTATAGATCAATCTGGGCGTATTGGTGCTAGGAAGGGTTGGACCTACATTACCACCTCTGGAGGCACCAGCAGTTCACCAGAGGCTTTGTTTGAGTTTGATAATGGTGACGGTACCTATACCTTCATCAGTGGCGGTAACAACAAGATTTATACTGGCTCTACAACGCTGACTCAGGCGGCTGTGCGTAACAGCACCAATAGTGCTGACCTAAGCTATACCATCACAGATAATAACTGGCAGATTGTACAGGCTCAATACAGTAGTGGACTAACGCTTTCCCCACACGGTTATCTTGTTCAGGCAAGTCATCCTCCGCTGGTGTACCATAAGTTAGGCTCTACCGCCCATGCTCATACTGGCTCCTTTGGGTTCCAGCGCATAGCAGACATCGGTTCAGTGCCTTCAGGCTATAGTGCCTCGACATTCATGCCTAACTGTGCCTTAGCTGCCTATGGTAGGCTCTGGGTTGCTGATATCGGTGCTGATAACCTTACTGTGTACTACTCTGTGTTGCTGGACACCACAGACTTTGCAAGCTCTAGTTCTGGGTTTATTAACCTAGAGCAGGTTGTTCCCGGTGGTGACAAGATTGTAGCATTGGCAGAACACAATAACTTCTTAGTTATCTTTACGACTAACAACATCGTTCTTTACTCTAACGCCAATGACCTAGGTAGCCTTGCCCTGTATGACGTTATTGAGGGTGTTGGCTGTGTTGGTAGGGACACTGTACAGGCAATTGGCACAGACCTTATTTTCTTGTCTGACGGAGGCCTGCGTAGCCTAGGTCGTACCATACAAGAGAAGTCTTCCCCGATTAAGGATCTAAGCCGTAATGTCCGTGACCAGATGATGGCATTAGTGGTCCAAGAAGACGTTAAGCTGTTTAGGAGCGTCTACTTTGAGAAAGATGCCTTTTATCTACTGACTTTGCCTACCTTGGGACAGGCCTTCTGCTTTGATCTAAGGGCCTTCTTACAGGATAACTCTGCTAGGGCAACGGTTTGGAACAGTATTGCTCCCTTATCCCTTTGTAATACCCATGATAGAAGGCTCTTCATCGGCAAGGTCAATGGCATTGCTGAGTACACTGGGTACCAGGATAACGGACAAGCCTATACCTTTACCTACTATACGCCTTATATGGACTTTGGTAGCCCGTCTGTGACCAAGATGCTCAAGAAGATTGTGCTCACGGTTTTAGGCTCAAATAACACCACATTTGACATTCGTTGGGCTTTCGATTATAATGCAGGTTACGACAGTACGCAAGTAACTACTGGCGCTACCAGCAATAGTGAATATGGCATTGCTGAGTATGGGATTGCAGAGTATTCATTGTATGTGCCTTTTGAGCAAATCCGACAGCAACTAAGTGGTAGTGGTAATACAGTTCAGATTGGTATTGAAACCTTGGTCAATGGCGCTAATGTGTCTCTGCAAAAGATAGATGTTTATGCTGTCTTTGGCAGGACTATTTAATGAGTGAATCAACAAAAGTACCGATTTGTAGAAGAAAAGAATACGAGGCTTGGTTAGAAAGATTTAATAACAGGCTTTGGTTTCACATAACAGTCAGGAAGTGGAATAGGACTGTTAAGGCTCAGATGGAGAAGGATTGGTTTAACTTTACAGATATGCTTAATACAAGCCTGTTTGCACTGTATAACCCAAAGACTAACACTCCAAAGATTAAGTTTATGAAACATTTTGGTTTTGGGTTTATGAAGGACATCATCGGTAAAGATGGTAACACATACCAAATCTGGTATAGGAGAAAATAATGGGTGGAGCAGTCGAAGAAGTAGTTGATTTTGCCGAAGACGTTGTAGATGACGTTGGTGATTTTGTTCAAGACGAAATCATTGATCCAATCTCAGACGCTGGCTCAGACATCGATGACTTTATTAACGAAGAGATTCCGGGTGGCTGGGGCACCGTAGCTGCCGTAGTTATTGCTACGACCACCGGCATACCTGTAGAATTCGGAAGTGCTACCACTGCTGCTGAAGTAGTGACCGCTTCTGAGGCTGCTTTTGTTGCCGCAGACGCTGCTCAGTTAGCTGCTCAGGGTCTCTCACAGGCACAAATTGCCTCTACGATTGCCGCTACTGGTGTCAGTGAAGCTGCTGCCGCAGCCGCTGCTGCTAACGCAATTGGCAGTGCAGCAGTGTCCTCAGGAATCCCAGTATCAGCAGGCGCTACTCCAGAGATTAGCACAATTGCTGGTGGCGCTGAAGCCGGTGGAACACTAGGAACTGGCCTTACTTCAGGAGGCGGTGGTCTTGGATTAACAGCCCCCACTACTGGCACCGTTGCTGGCACCACTGCTGGCACTGGAACAGGCTTAGGAACAGGTCTCAGCAGTGCTGGTCTTGGAACGCTAGAGACAGTTGGCGGTATGGAAGGTCTTCTTGGAGCAGGTGAGGCTTTAACAGGCGCTGGGATCGGTTTAACGGCTCCTACAGCCCCCGGATTAGCTGGTATGGGTGGGGGTACAGGACTGCTCACGCAAGGCGCTGGAGGCGGTGTATTGGGCGCTGGCGGGGTGGTTTCTCCTACCTTTGGTGCTGATATCTTAGGTACAACCTCTAATGGCCTCTCAATCGACAGCCTTGGCAGAGCATTTAACCAAGCAGGCCAGTTAGTACGGCAGTTTACCTCTAGTGAAGTAGGTCAATTACTGGGATCTGCTGCTCAAGGGATTGTGTCTAACAACGCCGCTGAAGCCAATGCCGCAGCCCTGCGTAACTTAGGTGCTCAGACAGCAGCACAGGCTAACGCTATCGGTGCAGCCGCTAATGTGCCCTTTACGCCTTATACGGTCACTTCTGGCCTCGGTACCTCTACAGTGTCGCCTACAGGGGCTACTACAACCGCTGCTGGCCCCTATGCAGCCCTTCAGCAACAGGCCCTAGGACTTGCAGGAACCGCCCTAGGAGCCATCAACCCTGCTCAGGCTAGTCAGACCCTCTTCGGTCAATTAGAGGGCCTCCAAGGACCTGCAAGACAGCGAGAGCAGGAAGCATTGTTATCTCGTTTGGGTGCTCGTGGATTGCTAGGAATTGGTCAGAATGTGCCTACAGTTGGTGGTGGCATGGGTGCGGTCAACCCATACATGGAGTCTTTGCTGTCTGCTCAGGCTACTCAGCAGGCTCAGAATGCCTTGGCTGCACAGCAGTTTGGCACACAAGAGGCTGGTCGTCAGCAGGCAATAGCACAGGCCCTACAGTCTCAAGGGTTACAGGTTGACCAAAATACCCTACAGCAGTTACAATTAGCTGGTCAGCAGGGCTTAGGGCTACAGCAGTTGGCCTTGACTGGTGCTGGTAGACAGGCAGAGGCAGGATTGCGTGGTCTTGGTTTACAGACTTCGCTAAACCTCGGTGCTGCTGATATCGATGCTGCTCGTAGACAACAGATTGCTCAGGCAGTTAATCAACAGATTGGTAGCTTAGGCACCAACGTAGGCGGTGCATTGACCGGCGCTGGTAACTTGCTTACTGGTGCTAGCAACTTAAGTGGGTTATTCGGTGGGTCTACTTACACACCATCGGTGTATGAAGCAAACATGGGTGTTAATTTCTTAGCACCCGGAACATACGGCTAAGGAGATATAATGGCACAAGAAGACATCACTGCAAGTTTGTTTGCGGATATTTTACCAAGAACACCGCAACAAGAACAACTATTATATCAAGCACAGCGTGATAAAACAGCCGCAACTATCGCTGCTTTAGAACCCGGAAGGGGTGTTGTATTCTCTGGTGTTCAGGCAGCACAGGATGTAGGACGGTCTATCGGAGAAGTTGGTAAACGTGCCCGTGGCTTATTAGGCATGGAAAGTTCTAAAGAGATGGAAGATAAGTTGTCAGAGCAGATTCGTGCTGGTGGCGCTGATATTCTTAAAACTGAAGGCCTTGATGGCTACTTGAATTATCTATCTGATGCTTATGGTCAGGCAGGAATGACTGATAAGGCTGCTAAGGCTAAGTTAGTAGCGGAGAAACTTACTCAGCAACAAGATACTATTAAATCTACAATTGCTAAGAACTTAGCTGCTGCCAATAAAGACAAGCAGGCAAGCACATTGGATCAGGCTCGTCAGGTTGTGTTGCAATTAGCTGGTCGTACAGACTTAGGCCCTCAAGAACAGCGTGTTTTAGCTAATGCTCGTGAAGTGTTAAAACTGTCAACACAAAACACCACAATTAACATGACTCAGGAAAGTAAGTTTGCTGGTCAGCGTGGTGAGTTACAGGCTAAAGCACTGGATGCCGCAGCCTTGTCTGCCTCTACGGCAAGAGCATCTCTTACTACGCTTGATGATTTAGAAAACTTGGCTAAGGACAATAAACTCTATACCGGGCCATTGGCAATGACGGCTTTAGGTGCATCTAACTTCCTTAACTCTGTAGGACTGTTAAGTGCTGCTGATGCTCGTAATCTGGCTAGTGCAGAGCGTTACGACAAGGGCGCTAAAGACTTGGTTATGCAAGAACTTGGCGGTAAACTTGGTGCTCAGATTTCAGACACTGACCGTAAGTTCATTGAGGCAAGAATTCCTCAGCTTACAAACAGCCCAACCGCACGACTTGAGATTATTGCGAAACTCAAAGAGATTCAAAACGGTAAGATTAACTTGTATAAGCGTATGAATGAGTACGCTAACAAGAATAATAACCTAAATGATTTTGATTTTAGTCAAAGCTATATGCCTCCTAGTATTATTGCACCACAGGGTGCTGGAACAAGAGAAAACCCGATTAAATTACAATAGGAGTAGCTATGCCTGTTTATGAATATGAAGGCAAGTTTTATGAACTGCCTGCCGGTATAAGCAACGAACAAGCAATTTCTAAGATTCGTTCTTACTTAGGCACTGCTGCGGCACCTGCTCAGGCAGCGCCAAAAGAAGAGAGAAGTCTTGGGCAAGAGGCTCTTCGTCAAGTAGGCTTAACTGCCCGTGCTGGTTATCAGGCGTTTACTGCTCCTGCCGCTGCTGTATTAGAGGCCGGTAGAGGTGCTTATAATCTGGCTGCACAGGCTTTAGGCTCTGAGAGCAGACTACCTTCTGTGTATGAAGAGCAGGCTAAGGGTCTATCTGCGATGGGCTTACCAGAGCCAGCTACAACAGTAGAGAGGGCTGTTGGGGCAGGTACAGAGGCGATGGCTGGTACTGGTGCTTTAGCTAGAATGCTTCCTAATGTGCCTGCACTGGCTGCTGATCTTAAACGACAAATACCTGCTGCCGGTGCTGCTGGTTTAGCTGCGCAGCCAACAGCAGAGGCAGTAAAGGGCTACACAGGAAGTGATTTAGCCGCTACCTTGGCTGCTGTCGGCGTAGGTGCCTTGACTGCATCAGGCGCAGGTAAGACTATCTCGGCTATCGAGCAAAGACAGATTCCTCTACAGACAGCAGCGCAGGTTCGGGAAAGGGCATCAAAGGCATACACTCAAGTAGAAAATGCTGGCATTACTCTCAAGGATGCTGGCGTTAAGAAGATGATTGGCGATATTCGTTCTGACCTTGATGATGCAAACATGATTCCGGGAACTCCTGAGTCAGACTACATTAATGCTAACTTAGCTAGGATTCAGTCTATTGTTGAGCAAAATCCTCAGATGTCTTTCTCTACACTTGAGAAAGTTAGAGGCATTCTAAATGATTTGAAAACCAACAAAGACCCCAACATCCGCAGACTAGGCGGCGTGGCTGTTACCAGAGCAGATGACTTTATAACCAATCTTACTACAAAAGATGTTATTGCCGGTAAGGGCGGTATTGATGAGGCTGTTCGTACAATCGTAGGCGCTAGGAAGGATTGGCGTAATGCTAGTCGTGCTCAGATTCTAGACGATGCTCTTAATGTTGCAGACGCAAAAAACCTAGACCCAAAGGCATCAGATAGTGAACTGATCCGGCGTGGGTTTATTAACTTAGCTGCAAACAAAGACAAGATGAAGGTCTTCAACCAAGAAGAGAAAAACATCATTCGCTCTGTTGCTGAAGGTGGCCCTTTAGATCCGATATTGACCTTTGCCTCACAGTTTAGCCCATTACGGTCTAAGTTGGCTGCTGCTGGCGGTGCTTACACTTTCTCACAAAACCCTGCTTTAGCCGCAGGTGTTGCTGGAACCGGTCTAGCGGCTGATTATACACAAGGTGTTTTGCGTAGACGGGCTGCACAGATGGCTGCTAATAGGATTGCATCAGGGCAAACAGCACCGCTGCCAGAAAACCTTGCTTATCGTGGGCTTCTCTCAACAGCACTAAATCCTCCTCTGGAGTAACATGAGCGAACCAGTCACTCAAGTTGCCAAGGCTGCTGTCGCTGGCATCAAAGAGGCATTGGCGGTAGGTAAGGAACTGGAGTCAGTCACCAAGGACATCCAAGACCTTGGCAAGGCTGATGTGCAGGCCAGAGCCGCCTTCCGCAAGAAGCAGCTAAACAGGCCTAAAGACACCTCTGTGTTCTCTGCCGTTGAAGAATGGCGTGGAGTCTACGAAATTAAGAAGATAGAAGAAGAACTCAAACACGACATCATCGAGAAGCACGGCCCTGCTGCCTGGGCTGAAATAGAAGTCATTAAAGAGCGCATCCTAAAAGATAATAAAAACCTAACTGACGAGTACGGCAGAGACCTAAAGAAACTGGCTGAACTGAAGCTGTATTGCTTCTTAGCTGCTTTGGTGCTAGTTAGTTTTGCCTATGTAGTCGGTTATAAACCCTAAGGAACCCTATGCTATCCCTTATATCCTCCGCTATCGGCTTCTTTGCCTCTGGATTGCCACAGGTACTGAACTTCTTCCAAGACAGGGCTGACAAGGCTCAGGAACTTAAACTAGCCCAGATGCAGACTGAGCGTGAACTGGCACTGGCAGAAAGGGGCTTTATAGCCCAGCAGAGGGTCGAGGAGATCAGGACAGACCAGATTGCCCTCCAGACCGATGCAGACCGCCAGGGAGCCGCTTTAGAGCACGACAAGGCTATTATGAACAACGCCTCTAAGTGGGTTGTTAATCTGAATGGCATCGTAAGGCCTGCTGTGACCTTTATCTTTGTGCTAGAACTGGTTTTAATTAATATTGGTCTAACCTACTTCCTGCTACAGGGCGGGTTAGGCAGTATGAACGTAGAGCAGTTTATCGCAGCTACGGATGTTATCTTCTCTGAAGATGAGATGGCTTTGCTGTCAGGAATCATTGCTTTCTGGTTTGGTTCTCGTCAGTGGGGCAAGAAGTGAATGTATCAAAAGAGTGTATAGAGGGCATCAAAAAGGATGAAGGAGTTAGATTTCGTCCCTACCGCTGTCCGGCTATATTGTGGACTGTTGGCGTTGGTCATGTTATTGACCCTAATCATATAAAGGTAAAATTAGATGAACGTAAAGGACTTGCAATCCCTGATGGGTGGGATCGAACTCTCACAATGGATGAAGTCAATGCAATCTTGGCAGCAGACTTGTCTATCTTTGAACGAGGCGTACTTAGACTATGCCCTCAAGGACTTACCCAAGGCCGCTTTGACGCATTGGTCAGCTTTAGCTTCAATGTTGGACTCGGCAATCTACAAAGGTCAACAATCCGCATGAAGCATAACCGTGGCGACTTTGAAGGCGCTGCGGAGGCTTTTATGGCATGGACAAAGGCTGGTGGTAGGGAACTCCCCGGCCTTGTCAAACGCCGTAAGCACGAAAGAGAGATGTACGAGAAAGAATAAAAAAAGAGCCTCCGAAGAGGCCCGTTAAGTACTACACCCTAGACTACCAAAAAACCATTATTCTGAGGATGAACAGGTCAATGATGACACAGTGTTCGTCTTCAAAGTCATCAACGTATTCAAACCCCAACATACAACCACCGATGATGTGCAGTAATACTGTCATGTCATATCTCGCAGTGCCCAGCAACGCAGGCTAATGTTTGTGCACCTTCGACATTGTCTTCTACTTCGACTAAGTCGTCCCATTTGATATCTTTAGGCATCTTAGAGAGCATCTCTTCGTACTGCTCTTTACTGCATTCCTCATAAGGAGCCTGTCGGTATGTGCCGCCAGCCCAGGGCAGGAAGGATACACCAGAGATTTCATCGAAGTTCCTAAACACCCAAGCCCCTACGTCCATCCATTCATCTTCTTTGACTGAGATGGTCACAGATGGTTTATGCTCACACCAGTGCCGCTGATACATCATCCAGACATCGAGGTGCTCAATTGCTGTTAGATCATCACGCAACCGTGCTCCTTCGGGAGCCTTCATCGGAAATGAGAAGACTACTGTGCTGTCTGGTCGCATTACGCAATCTTCGGCAGGAATACCAGCAGAGGTTAGAAACGCCGAGAGAGGGTCTTTCTTGTCTCCACGAACACGGCGAATATAATACTGGCTATGTCGAGCATGAATACCAGAGGCGCTATCAACAAGTTGAGAGACAGTGCCGCTAGGTTTGACACAAGTAATCGCAGCAGACTTAGGAATTCCCAACCGTGTTGCAACGTCAGAGTTGGTATCAACGGCGACTTTCCGTAGTTGTTCAAGAGCCTTCGCAGTGCTGTCACTTACCTCTCCCATCCATTTGTTATCTAAGATACCCGTCAACGATACACCTAAGAGGCGCTCTTCTTCGGTGTTCTTCTGCCACACCTTACGCAGGTAAGGGAAGTGCGTCATCGTAGACTGGAATGTGCCCAGAATCGTTGCTATCCTGATCTTGTTAGCAAGAGACTCTACAGTGTCTTCTGCCCGTACAACCACTTCCGTGAGATTACAGAACTGGTAGGGGCGCAGGATGATTTCTGAGCAGGGGTTTGTTCCGAAGTCAAAACTAGAATCACGTCTGCCGTTCTTTGCAGCTTGGCTTTTACTTGCTTCTCTTGAGAAGATTCCCCGTTCTCCAGAGTGGCTGTTGTAGAGGCTAGTCCATTCTTGGAGAAACTGTCCAATGTCTGGTTTAGAGTTATAAGTTGCCGAGTTGTTAGCGAGTGCCCTATGACCATTTTGTTCCCACCAGTTTCCAGATTTACAAGACCGCATACGGTCATCCTCAAGGTCCGACAGAGAAATCATTGCACTTCGCCGTACCCCACCGACAACAACAACTTCCCCGATTTTGCAGAGAATATCATGACACTCGATTGATGTAAGTTTTCTACCAACTGCTCCTCTAAATTTGGCAATAGTGAACTTAAAAAGTTCGTCCAAAGGTCCGGGACCAGAGGCACGTCCTCCAAAAGTTTTGAGTCTGGCTCCAGCAGGTCTAATTCTGCTAAGGTCGTATCTTGCCACTTCCCCAGAGTATAGTAAAGCGATGAGTTGGCGTAATGCCTTGGCCCATCCTTCTTTAGAGTCTGCAACCGAAATAGTAGTTTGAGAATCAAACAACTGATCCGGGACTTCAGGTAACTGATCGACATATTTGTGCTCCACAGAAAAGCCTACACCTGTGCCACAGAGTAGGATGTACATGGCCTCATCAAAGGCTTTAGGGTCATCAACGGGCAGATAAGAACAGTTGTAACCAGCGGTGTTGTCCCGGTCAAGGGCCTTACCTGCGGTCATGATAGCCCTCATAGAAGGCATCACTTCTAGGTTCTTGACTGCACTGATAAGTTCTAGGCGTAGGTCATTGTTAGGACTCCACTTGTAGTTCTTATCTAGGTGGTCAAACATGAAAGCAAAGTAACGGTCTACTGACTCGTCCCAATGCTCTCGGCGGTTTTGCTCAGGAATGAACCGGCTGTACCGGCTCTTGGCAATAAAGGTGCTATAGGGTGTCATCTAAGTCTATCTCCAATTCATCAAATTTATCTTCAATCTTATCAGCAAATCTTTCTACTATTTCCTCTGAAGAAATGTTTAACACCTCTAGCAAGGTAATTTCGTCCAACTTACTCATTCGTTCCATAATGTCTCGCAGTGTTAAGGACATAATCTCTTCAGTGCTTCGTCAAGCCCAGCCTCCCAATTAGTATAAGGTTCGTACCATATAAGGTCCATCGAGTCATACCAAGGCGTTGTAGATGACTGTGCTGGAAAATAGAACCACCCAGCGTAGTGCTCTGCCCCAATAAGATTAATAGTCCTTACCCCTAATGCACCACCTAAGTGTGCAACTGCCGTATCGACTGATACGATTGCATCTAAGGCGGCTAGCTTCTTTGCAGTATCAAGCCAGTCCTTACCATCAAGATAACTAGGCATGAAGTCAGGCTGGATCTGCAATGAAACAACATCATACTTCTTTTTCAACTTCTTGTAAAACTTTTCTGCTACATCGGCGGTCATCTTCTTGGCAGGCGCATTCCAGGATGAATTCTGGCTATGCCAACAAAAGCCGATTTTGCCTATCTTTTCCACAGGACCAATCTTGATATAACCCTCAGAGCCATAAACATGCTCAGGCTGCTTTTCAGGAAGTATCTTGTACTGCATCAACAGAGCCGCCAATGATAGCACATTAATCCTGACTATATCCCTACCGATTGTGTGCTCTTCATAGACCCCGTTTGCACCCTCTACGGAACTAATTAGGCCGTTTAGCTGCCTGGACATATTAATGTATACAGACTTGATTGGCAATCGGTTTAGAAGCCCCAAGAACCGGCTGTGCATGATGGTGTCCCCGATGCCCTGCTCGTTCTCAACAACAAGGTTACAGCCCTTTACACCCATCCCCAGCCTCCATAGGGGTGCCCTAGACAGCTTAGTCTTGGCCCCTAATGGTATCTGGACTGGGTTATAGCTGCGGTACTCATAGAGGTTAAAACCGGGGTTCCAACGCCCCTGCTTTAACTCTTCCATGCCCTTGAGCATATTACGGCTATAAAGCTGGACATCGTTCATTTGTAGTACACAGCCTTTATCTTGTCGTAGTTCTCGATAGCAAACTCAAGATAGTGCTTTGCCTTCTCCAAGTCCTCTTTGCCGTTCTTCTTAGCGTGGCGCTGCACATACTTAATCACATTACACAGCCAAGGGTCCATCTCCCAATCAAGGAAGACATCCCAAGGCTGGATCTGTGTCTTGTAGTGATTGCCACCAATCTGCCTAGCCTTGATGTAGTCCGCTAGTGTTTCAAGCTGCTGTGACATGAGCGTGTTCCTTTATGGCTTTGGTTGACTTTGACCAAGTGCCACAATGGGTACACTGGTATCGCTGGAAGGTTCCTGTGGTTGTATAACTAAAACCTCTCTTTTGGAGTTTGGCGCTTCCGCAGGTGGGGCATCCAGTGGAATCATACAGATTACGATTAGGATGGTTTCTACCAAGCCAAGGGAGCAGACGCTCATAGACTTTCTCCAATAGAAT